TACCCTGAGATGCTTCGTTCAGGCTGGCGCATTGTCTTGCATGGCTGGTACAAAGAGGGCAACCGCTGGAAGGTTAAGGAGGTGGAGTTGTGAGCAGAGTTGTTAGTTGGTTTTCTTGTGGGGCAGCGTCTGCGGTAGCAACAAAGTTGTCGAAACCTGACGTCATTGCTTACTGCGATACTGGCAGCGAAGACACAGATAATGAGCGGTTCATGTTGGACTGTGAAAACTGGTTTGGGCAATCTGTGTTGCGACTTAAAAACAAGAAGTGGGCAGATACTTGGCAATTATGGGAGAAACGAAAGTTTCTCAATGGGATGGATGGTGCTCCCTGCACTGGCGAGTTAAAAATACAACCTCGGTTAGAGTTTCAGCAAGCAGACGACATTCACGTTTTCGGCTATACCGCAGACGCCAATGATGTAAGGCGAGCAGAAGCATTACGAGAGAACTGGCCAGATCTCAAAATTTCAACTCCGTTGATTGATAAAGGTCTTACAAAAGCAGCTTGTTTAGCTATGATTTTGACGGCAAATATCCAGCCACCACGGGTTTATGCAATGGGCTTTCCAAACGCAAACTGTATCCCATGCGTTAAGGCAACAAGCCCATCTTACTGGGCGCTAGTAAGAAAAGAATTTCCAGTACAGTTTCATAGGATGGCAGACTTGTCTAGAAAGTTAAACGCTAGGCTAACAAGAATCGGAGAAGAGCGAATTTTCATAGACGAGATCCCAATCAACCATCCTGTGACAGAGCCAATTGCGCCAGAGTGTGATTTTTTGTGCCATCTTGCTGAACAGGATATGAGTAATGAGGTGGAACTGTGATCTTCGAGCTCAAATCAGAAGCCCACCGTAAGACCGCTTTAGAAGCCCTCAGAGCCGCGAAAATAGGCTGGGTGGTACGGATAGAGCCAGCCAACAGAACAAACGCTCAGAACGCCTTCTATTGGGCCTTGCTGCAATCTATCAGCGAGCAGGTAATGCCGGGTGGTAAGAGTCACTCTCGGGATACGTGGCACATCTACTTCAAGACGTTGTTTCTGCCAGGCAGGATGATCGAGCTGCCGACGGGCGAGTTGATCGAACAAGAACCGTCAACTACAGGTCTGAACAAAGAACAGTTCTCAGAGTACGTTGAGAGGGTGACAGCATGGGCGACGGATCACTCTGTTACGCATGTGGCAAGCGACACGACAATGCTCGCATGATCGACGGCATGTGGATTCATTCTGAAGAGTACAGGCGTGCGTGTGAAGCCCGGTTTCTGCTGACAAAGAGTGTTAAGTGGCGGCAGGCTTATTTAGAGAGAGTAGAAGAAAAGCGTGGAAACAATGCAAAACGTCAACTGATGGACGATATGAATGTACAGATCGAAAAAGCTATTGAAAGCCGTAAGTGAACTGTCCTGTCAGCATTGCGGGGTAGAGGGTATGACTCAAGCAGCGCATGCCAACTGGGGCATATACGGTAAGGGCATGGGTCAGAAAGCTCACGATTGCTTTGTTGCTGCTCTCTGCATCCGTTGCCATGCCGAACTGGATCAAGGCAAGAACTTGTCAGCAGACGAGCGGCAGCAGATGTGGGAGTCTGCTTTTAGAAAGACTCTTTTAGCGTTATTTGAGACAGGGAGATTGACTTGCAAGTGAGATTACAGTGGGCAACGCCGGATATAGATCAACAGATTCTGTACATGGCCAGAGTGTCTAATCCAGACAACCAAAGGTCAGAGAACACTCGGCTGATTGCGTATCTCATGGAACACGGTCACGTTTCGCCGTTCGAGATGGCTAACGTATGTATCGAGATTGAGACAACGCGAGACATAGGTCGGCAGATACTGAGACACAGGTCGTTTAGCTTTCAAGAGTTCAGCCAACGCTATCAAGACGCTGGCAAGCTCGGGACTATTGTCAACCGAGAGTGTCGGCTACAGGATACAAAGAACAGACAAAACAGCCTGGAATGCACAGATGACAAGCTGAGGATGGAGTGGGAGAGTCTGCAACACAGGGTTGAACGCACCGCGGTAAACGCATATCGCCAGGCGTTAGACCTTGGTATCGCAAAAGAGCAGGCTAGGGCACTGCTTCCAGAGGGGCTAACAATGAGCCGTATGTACATGAACGGCAACATGCGTAGCTGGATCTTCTACCTAAAGCAGAGGCTTGACCCTACTACACAGAAAGAACACAGAGAGATAGCAATGCAGGTGTTACAGGTGTTACGAGAGGTTGCGCCTATCACGATGGATGCTTTTTTCACGGTTTAGCGAGGGCGTGAATGTATTTCAGATTGCAACGGGTAAAAGTTGGCGAGCAGTTCGAGCTTTGCAGGACTGGCGAGTTCTACACGCTGGTTGCTGCTAGGCCAGAAACCCCATCTGGCTATCGGCGGGACTGTGTTGATAGAAACGGCAAATCACACAACTTGCATCACAGTTGCAAAGTAAGGGTTATCCCTAATACACAGGGATAGTTGATTCTGGCATGGTGTCGTTGTAGACTGTTCTTGCGCCGTGGAAAGCGCATAGCAGGTCAGTGAGGCAGTCTCTATCGGGCTGGTCTATCTGACCGTTTCTTAACCCGTCCTGGGTGCAGACCTGCCGGAATTTCCACCGGATAGGCCAGCACCGATGGAGATTGTTCGTGCATTACTACCATCACCATATTGGTGACTTCCTGAAAGCTACGTCACGGCTGACAGATGCTCAGTCGATGGCATACCTTCGTCTGTTGTGGATGTATTACGACAGCGAAAAGCCGCTACCAGACGATTTGGAGGTGCTTGCTTTTCAGGTTGGAACCGACACAAAGACCGTTGAGTTAATCCTGTTGTCGTTTTTCAAGCGTGATGAATCGGCCTGGAGGCACACGCGATGCGACAAAGAGATTGAAGAGTACAGGCAACTTATCCACAAGAAACGCAACGCCGGTAAGGCATCTGCTGAACGTCGGTCGAACAGTAGTTCAACAGGTGTTGAACAGGTGTCTAACAGCGTTACAACAGGCGTTCAACTAACCAATAACCAAGAACCAGTAACCAATAACCAAATAAAAGATAAGAGCGCAGCGCGTGGTACGCGCATGCTTCCAAATTTTGAGATGCCTGACGAATGGTTTGACTTCTGCAAGCAGCATCGACCAGAGCTGAACCCGAACGAGGTGTTCGAGTCGTTTCGGGATTATTGGGTTGCCATGCCTGGTCAGAAGGGTGCCAAAGCTGACTGGATGGCGACTTGGCGCAACTGGGTTCGTAACACTCGGGTTTCTACTAATACACAACAACCAAAGAAGGATGGCAAGCTCGATTTGTTGCTAGGCAGACGTCAGCCTGACTTTGTTGACGTTATTGATGCTGACTATCAGGAGAAGCTAAATGTCCTTAGCGGCCCGAGTTTTTGAGCGATTTGTTGCGCTATACGGTGCGCAGAAGTTCAAGGTCATGTTCGAGCATGACGATAACGCGATCATGCCAGCGAAAGAAGCCTGGGAGAACTTCTTGCAGTCTGTTAAGCCTGATGTTCTCAGAAAGGTGATGGAAACGCTGCCGCATCAAAAGCGAGAGTGGCCACCAAACCTTTCCGAGTTTATCGGCATGTGCAAAGACTTTGATCGTGTCGAGCAACGCGAGTTTGTTGCACTGCGCCAGAAACACGAGCCAACAGACAAAGGCAAGATAGCTCTTGCCAATCTAAAAGCCATGCTGTCAAAGGAAAAGCCATGATCTGCCGTTGCATGCAAGAAGCTCATAAGTGGCCTGTCACACCTGCTGTCATAGATCAATACCCAGATACAGCCATAGAAGTCTGGGTATGTCTTGAGTGCGGATCAGAAAAAATGCGGGTTTTCCCTAATACACAAGCTGATAAAGATCGAGCAAGATGGAACAACACAGGAGATGACAATGGACTGGCATAAAGAGCACATCATTCTTGCGTATCACACGTTCGATGTACTGCATCGGTATCTACAAACAGAACTCAGTTCAGACATAGAAAAGGAGCTGAAAAAGAACGGCATCGACTACTCAAAGATCCTGCAAGCAAAAAGCTATTACGACATACAGAGGGCTAAATGAAGTTGACTGGCGACCGAAACCAATGCCGTGGCTGCAATTCCTATTTCAACTCAACGGATGCGTTCAGCAAACACAGGACAGGCCTACATAACCGTCGCAGGTGCCTGACCGATGTCGAAATGTTGGGTAAAGGGATGGTCAAGAATGCTGCCGGGTTCTGGGTTGGCTCGCCAATGCCTCAAAGAGCCTCGTTATACTGGCAAAACAGCGACGATCAGGGGTCGGTTGGTATAGGGGTAGCCACCCACCCTTTTAACGCCTGAAATCACAGCAGGAGAAACGGATGAGCATAGACGTAATGAAACAGGTGCTTGCAGTCATGGACACGGTTGCACCTTCTGTTGAGGCAAGCGCACCACGCTACTACGCTGCGAGAGAAGCTCTCCGCGCTGCAATAGAGCACCGCAAGCCTGTAGCCTGGCGTAAGCATTACGAGAACTCTGGGTATACCTATTTCGATGAACGCTGGGGGACGATTCCTGATGACGCCGAACCACTTTTTTCAAACTGAAGTTTCAGACCACTTCATCCCAGAACAACAACTATTAGGTGCTGTCATCCGAATGGCTGTGTACGATGCCTGCCACACGCCCATCAAGATCGGGAAAGAGACAAAGCTGACCGATGAAGCCAGAACAGCTCACAGATTCTTATGGACTGATTCTGTTGAAAGCTATTTACACTGGCTAGATGTCGATGTTAAGTTTTTCAGGGCCAAACTCATCAAGCTAATGGACGATAGAACCGAAAATGCTGTTGCAGGATTCTCATCAAACCAAAGGCGGTCTTTTCGTATCAATAAACTTTTGTGGGAGGACTCATGCTCGATTATTCAGAAGGTTGTTTAGCTATCAAAAATAAAACCAGTCAGATATACGATCTACTTATTCACCACCGATACGATGAAGCCAGAGAGGTCTGTATAGAGTTGATTGCAGACTCCAGATCTTTGTATCATCAGATACAGATCCAGCAAGAAAATGACAGAACTTGAGATCGTCTGTCTTGTGCTGGCTTACTTCATCTGTCGATTCTGGTGGTGACTATGGAATGCCCTAAGTGCTTGCGAACCTTTGCCAATCAAAAAGCATTCGAGAAACACTTCTCAGGGCCAGCCAGTATGAGGCGATGCAAGACCAACACAGAATTGGAACAATCACATAAGAGGCAAAATGAACGATGGTCGTTGAAGAAAAACTGACATGGTGGTTTAGAAACTGCAAGACTCGCATGACCACAAAAGACTTTGCAGACCGATACATGGTTACACAGGATCACATCCGAAACACACTTAGAAAGCTCCAGTTGCAGGGTAAGGTCGCTCCGGTCAAAAAGGGTCGACAGATTTACTGGATGTCGCTACAATGATTCCCGTCTCCTTCTCACCCCTATTCAGGGGTGTTTTTTTATGATCCCCAAACATCTACATTTCGTTTGGGTGGGCGACGAATCTAAACGCCCGGACAAAGAGATCAACACCTGGCGACTTCTAAACCCGGACTATCAAGTAACAGTCTGGGGCAACGACTCTCTCAAGAACTCGTGGCATCTTGCTAACGCCATGCGTTACTACTCCCAAGAACTGTGTGGTGTAGCAGACTGCATGCGCTGGGAGATTCTTTACAAACACGGCGGTATTGCTTTAGACGCTGATAGCGAGTGCCTGAGAAGTCTGGAAGACTGGCTGCTGGAACCAGACATCTTTGCCTGTTGGGAGTCAGAACTTTTACGACCTGGGTTGATTGCAAACGGTATTGTCGGGGCTGTGCCCGAACATCCTTTGATCGGTCAGATCATTGCCGACATGAAAGAAGAGACGCCAGACGCTCCACCTTGGCAGTGGTCAGGGCCAGGCAGAATCACTCGTGCTGTACATGAACATCAGTACCGAGACATCACGATCTACCCGAGTCACTACTTTCTGCCGACACACTTTGCCGGTCTTCCTTACTCAGGTAAAGGCCACGTGTTCTCCAGTCAAGCCTGGAACAGCACACGGAGGGTCTGGTGATCTTTCTCATCAACTCTGCTATCAACAACGACCCGATGAGGCTTGCAGAGACTTTAGACAGCCTAGAATCGATTTGGAGGCGTTACCCTCTGTCTGATATCTGGATTGCAGAATCGTCGCGCCAAGGCCTTTCTAGTGCGTTTGTGGGGCATATCCCGGTAAGAGCCAAGTTGTTTACCTTTTGGGATGACCCGTATGTCAAGCGAGTGTATAGCGAACGTCAAGAATTAGGGTTTATTAAGAGTGCGATTGAGGCTTATACGACTCGTGAATTATTACGTCAGCCAATGTTTCACAACCGGATCTTCAAACTTTCTGGGCGGTATGAGCTTACAGATAACTTCAGGCCGGAAGATCACAAGTTAGCGACATTTAAGCGAGCGTTACCGACCGGGTTTAGCCAGGAGCAATGCGGCACGACTGGAATGTTGATGACTCGGCTCTACTCGTTCTCGCGTGAGTTGATCCCGGTTATCAGAGACACGTTGTCTGAAATTCAGGAGTATCACTGGCACAAGTGGGGGTCTGGTGGGGTGTTTGACCTTGAGCATGGCTTTTATAAGTTTCTACCTAGACAACATTTGCACGAACTTGATACTATAGGTGTTAGGGGCAGAATCGGCCACTTATCTCATTATGTCGAGGATTGACATGCCTATCACATCAAAAGCGCAGCAACGTCTCATGTATGCGGCTGCTGGCAGTAAGAAGGTGGCTAAACAGACCGGGGTGCCTATGTCTGTTGCAAAAGAGATGATTGCCAAGACCCCTAAAAAAGCCTACGGCAAGATGCCGGCTAAAAAGGGGAAGATGTGATGCAGTGCCCTATCGCTACTCAAGATCAGAAAGCCAACGACAAGAACAAGTCCGAGGCTGAGTCAAAAGCTGGTTATGCTGAGGCTGAGGATGACGAGTACAAGTGCGGTAATTGTGCGCGGTTCATTCAAACGCCTGACATGATCGAGTGCATTGTTGCTGGCCTGCCGGAAGAAATGCAGGACATTGTTGATGACGATGACATCGGTTACTGCGCACGCTGGGACTTTCGCTGTTCAGAAGACTACGCTTGTGACCGTTGGCTTGCTGGTGGCCCTGTAAAGGGAATGACAGAAAAGCACAAGATTATGTTAAAGATGGCACGGATGATGGAGGATGAATAATGGGTACTACCAATCAGCCGAACTACAAAAAGAAGCCTAAGCCTGCCAAGAACAATGCTCCCATGTTGCCGAGTAAAAAGAAATGAAAGCGATCTGGGATAAGCCCAGGCCTAAAAAGCTGGGCAAGCCTGACCCGCTGAGCAAGAAAGAAAAGCGGTCAGCTAAGGCGATGGCAGCATCTGCTGGCCGACCTTACCCTAATTTAATCGACAATATGCGAGCCGCGAGAAAGAAATGACTGCTGCTTGGACTCGAAAGGCTGGCAAGAGTCCCAAAGGTGGGTTGAATGAGGCTGGGCGCAAGTCTTACGAGCGAGAGAACCCTGGGAGTAATTTAAAGGCTCCTGTCAAATCTGGCGATAATCCAAGGCGAGCGTCGTTTCTGGCAAGAATGGGCAACATGCCTGGGCCAGAGTACAAGAACGGTGAGCCTACTAGGCTTTTGCTGTCGCTGAGAGCGTGGGGTGCGTCATCCAAAGCGGATGCCAAGGCTAAGGCAAAGGCTATCAGCGCAAGGAATAAGGCGAAATGACATGGCTACGCTGGAAGAACTGCTACAGGCAATAAACCCTGCCAATACTTACCAGCGGTATATCGGCCAGCCGTTTGCTAATGTTGCTGGCCCATTCGGCCGTGGATTCCTGGGATTGCAAAGGCCGGAATACGGGTCAGAGGAAGCGTATAGAACAGGACAGGCGGTGAGCAATATGCCTGCTGCTGGTATTCCGGCTGGTGCTATGAAAGCCGCTGCGCAGGTGCCTGGGTTGCTGGCTGATGTCATGCAAGCCGCCAAAGGGTCGGATGAGCTTGCAGGGCTATTGGCGCTTACTGCGTATCACGGTAGTCCGCATAAATTCAGCAAGTTTGACGCTTCTAAGATCGGCACGGGCGAGGGAGCGCAGGTGTACGGGCATGGATTGTACTTTGCTGAGTCGCCGGATGTTGCCGATACCTATCGCGCTATGCAATCTCCGATGCCAAGACTTTATCGTGATGGTACTGCTTTTGAGGCAAGGACGTATGCGGAAATGTTGGCAGAATCTCGTGCGCTCGGTGCTGGATCGGTTGATGAGGCTTTATCTAAACAAACTAGAATCTTACAAAATTCGCCGAAGGATGGACAAGGAATGGCCATACTGGAGGAAACTGGACGCAGCATTGGCGAGGAGAGACAGATTCTTAATGCGTTGCGAAATCTTAAAACGGAAGGATATGAAATAGGAAAAGGTGGAAACTTATACACAGTAGACATCCCAGACGAGATGATTGGCAAGATGCTGGATTACGACAAGCCGCTTAAAGATCAGCCTAAAGAAGTTAAAGATTTCGTTATGAATCAAGGTAGGCCTTTGTTAGAGGTGTTCCAGAATTTGAACAAAAACCCAACAACAAAAGGCGTATACAAAGGCATTATGGATATGCCTGGCAAAACAATTCTTCAGACGTTTGGTAACAGCCCTGAAACTGCTGAGATGCTTAGGGCTGCTGGAATCCCTGGTATTCGGTACTTAGACCAAGGCTCTCGTGGTGGTGGCCAAGGCACTCGCAACTTTGTCGTATTCCCAGGTGAGGAAGAATCTGTCAAGATGCTGAAAGTTGAGTGATGAAAATATACGTCGACACAAAACCGTATTGGCATGCGATTATCGACGACTTCTTGATAGACCCAGACCCTGTAGCAAGAGAGTTCCCAGCGCAAGATGATAAGTGCTGGTTCAAGTACGACAACCCGCTAGAGATAAAGCAAACCTGCAACCACTACGACAGGTTCGGCAAAGAGACGTACAAAACATTTACTTACTTCAGCAGTTCAGCAATGCTTTACATGTTGGAGTCGATGACAGAGTGCAGTCTCATTCCTGATATCGGTCTACACGGTGGCGGGTTACACCAGCACGGCAGGGGTGGAAAGCTCAACGTCCACCTAGACTACAACATGCACCCTAAGCTGCCGTTACAGAGGCGGTTAAACCTTATCGTCTACCTCACTCCAAACTGGCAAGAAGACTGGGGTGGGCATCTAGGTCTGTACAAAGATCCGGACAACCTTGTTAAAACCGTGGCCCCAATATATAACCGAGCGGTCATTTTCGACACAAGAGGTAGCTGGCATGGTTTACCAGAACCGATAGATTGCCCTCAGGGGGTTACTAGAAACAGCCTGGCAATGTATTATCTATGTGAGCCTGACAATACGGATAACAGGAGTAGGGCGTTGTTTGCTCCAACAAAAGACCAAAAACAAGACCCGTATGTTGCAAGGCTGATACAAAACCGATGTAAGTAATTACTGACCAACCGACAGGAGTCAGGAAATGTCAGAAATCATACAAGAAAAAATCAGGAAAAGAGGTGGCCCAAGAGCGGGTGCTGGCCGACCAAAGGGTGTGCCGAATAAAGTACACCAGAGCATGAAAATAGCTATCGCTGAAGCCTTCGAGCAACTGGGTGGAACTCAACGCATGGTGCAGTGGGCGCAGGAAGACCCAAAGCACCTTACCGAGTTTTATAAGTTGGCTGCAAGGCTGATTCCTGTCGAGACACAGGTCACAGGGTCGAACGGTGGCCCTATTCAAACGGTGCTAGAGATTGTCGGTATCCAAAACGAGAATTGAGATACCGCAGAAGCTGCTACCTCTCTTCCAGCCGAAGCGGTACAAAGTCATCCACGGTGGTCGAGGTAGTGCTAAGAGCTGGTCGGTAGCAAGGGCGCTGGTTTCTATTGGTGCGACAAAGCCTATTCGGGTTCTCTGTGCACGAGAAACGCAGAAGTCTATTCAAGAGTCGGTTCACAGACTATTAAAAGACCAGATCGAGTCTCTAGGCTTAGATCAGTTCTATACCATCCAAGAGAACAAGATTCTCGGCACAAACGGCACAGAGTTCACCTTTGCAGGCATACGTCAGCAGGGTGTCTTCAACCTTAAAAGCTACGAGGGAACCGATATCTGCTGGGTAGAAGAGGCTCAGGTCGTTACAAAAAAGAGTTGGGATGTACTGATACCTACGATCAGAAAGCCAGGCTCAGAGATCTGGGTGACGTTTAACCCTGAACTTGATACAGACGAGACTTTCAGCCGGTTTGTTGTTAGACCGCCAGAAGAATCTGTCATTATCGAGATGAACTGGCAGGATAACCCGTGGTTTCCGCCTGAACTCGATAAAGAGCGCAGACAGTGGTTAGACCGTGACCCTGTTGGCTATCTCACGACATGGGAGGGTAAGTGCCGACCTGCTGTCGAGGGCGCTATTTACGCTAATGAGATCGAAGCCACCCAGAGAGAGGGCCGGATTCGTGCTGTGCCATACGATCCGCAGCTTAAAGTTCATACGGTCTGGGACTTGGGTTGGAACGACTCCATGTCGATTATCTGCGTGCAGAGGGTTGCGTCAGAAGTCCGGGTGATCGATTACATAGAAGACTCTCACCGAACGATTGACAGCTACGTAATGCAGTTACAAGAAAGAAAGTGGAACTGGGGCACAGATTACATACCGCACGACGGTGCTCACCGAGACTTTAAGTCTGGTAAGTCCACTCAGGAACTGCTACAGACGCTCGGCAGAAACGTCCAAGTATTAGCTAGAGGCAACCCAGAAGAGGGGATAAGGTTAGCCAGAATGATATTTCCCCGCACTTATTTCGATGCTGACAGGTGTACAGAGTTGGTTAATCACCTAAAACGCTACAGGCGGCAGATAAATCAGGTTACGCAAGAAGCCGGTGCGCCTTTGCACGATGAGCATTCTCACGCGGCTGACGCTTTTCGATACCTTGCTCAATCGCTAGAGATGATGAATAATGACAACTGGGGCAAACCCTTGCCTGTTAACACACGTTGGGTGGTCTAATGCTAGTCCCACAGGGCAATATCGTTTTGCGGCGAGATTATGATCGTGATATTGCAGAACTTCGCCAGCAAATCAACGAACTCCGGCAGCTACTCACCGAAAAGGAAGAGAAGCGCCCCTACACCAAGCGAGCAGAAAAATGGATGAAGGACGCCTTGCATCAATCCTGAGTGCAGAGATTGATGACGCCATTGGCATGCTGGACAGCGAAACAACCGCCCAGCGTGCTGAAGCCCTGAATTACTACCTGCGTAACCCGTATGGCAACGAAGTAGAGGGTCGCAGCCAGATCGTAACGGGTGAGGTTGCAGAAGCCGTAGACGGTGCCTTGCCTCAGTTGATGCGGGTTTTCACTGCAAGCGACGATATCGTTCGGTTTGAACCTGTCGGGCCTGGTGACGAAGAAACCGCTAAACAAGCTACCGACTACTGTAACTGGGTGTTTTACAAAGACAACCCAGGCTTTGCGATTCTGCATCAATGGTTTTGGGACGCGCTCACGGCTAAAACGGGTACGGTTAAAGCGTACTGGGACGAGCGCATCGACGTTACCGAGGAAGAGTATCGGAACCTTACCGATGCTGAACTAGCTCTGTTGCTGTCAGATGGTACGCGAGAGATTGTCGGGCAGAGTATTGAGCAGGAAGAAATGCTCGGGCCTGATGGCAACGTAATGATGGGTCTTGACGGTCAGCCGATGATGTCAACAACGTCGACCGTTACCGTCAGAAAGAAAGACAAGTCTGGGCGTGTTGCGATTGAGTGCGTGCCGCCAGAAGAGTTTATTGTTAGCAAGAAAGCTGTATTCGGTCAGGAGAAGATGCCTTTCTGCGCTCACCGTAGGCTTGTGCCGAGAACTGAGCTTGTCCAGATGGGTTTCGACAAAGACGAGGTTTATAGTCTGCCTCAGTTCAATTCGCTGGACTTTACAGAAGAGCGTATCGCTCGGTACTCGCCGGGTGAAGAACCGTTTGAGCAGGAGAGTCTTGACGAGTCCATGCAAGAGGTCGAAGTATACGAGTGCTATATCTACGTAGACTCAGACGATGATGGCCTTGCAGAACTTCGTCAGATTTACTACAGCAATCAGCAGATTCTCACTCGGGCTGATGGTACAAAAGCCAACATTCCGGTTGATTATGTGCCTTTCCATGTAATCTGCCCGTTCCCGATCCCGCATAAATTCTTTGGTCAGTCTATGGCTGACAGGACGATGGACTTGCAACTGATTAAGTCCACTCTTGTCAGGCAGGCTCTTGATAACCTGTATCTGTCGAACAATGCTCGGGTTGGTGCGATTGAGGGTCAGGTTAATCTGGATGACCTCCTAAACGTCACGCCTGGTGGTGTTGTTCGCATGAAGTCACCCGGCGCAATAACGCCGATGGTTGTGCCGAATATCGCTGACAGTGCATTCCCGATGCTGGGGTACTTTGATAACGTCCAGCAGAAGCGTACAGGCGTTTCAGACGCACAGCAGGGGTTAGACCCTAACGTCCTACAGAACGTCACTGCGGCTGCTGTAGCGGCTACTATGGGCGCTGCACAGGGCAAGCTAGAGTTGATCGCTCGATTGTTCGCTGAGACGGGTGTAAAAAGCCTGTTTAAAGGCATTCTGCATCTTCTCTGCAAGTACCAAGACCAGCCTCGTTTGATTCGTATGCGCGGCAAGTTTGTGCCGATGGATCCGCGAGAGTGGTCGAATCAGTACGATGTAACCATCTCTGTCGGTCTTGGCACTGGAACTAAACAAGAACAGATGGCCATGCTTCAGATGGTTCTGGCTAAACAGGAGCAGATCCTTCAGGGTTATGGCCCTGCCAATCCGCTTGTGTCTGTCGGTCAGTATCGTGCGACGCTGGGTAGGTTTATCGAGGCGGCAGGGTTCAAAGATTCGACCGAGTTCTTCAAAGAGATCACGCCTGAAGTCGATCAGCAGCTTGCACAGCCTCCGCAACAGCAACAGGGCAACCCTGCGTTGGATGCGATGATGGCGCAGGCTCAGGCTCAGATTCAGATCGAGCAGCAGAAGGCAATGGCGGCGATTGAGACTCAAAGACTCAAGGCTCAGGCTGATATTCAACTAGCCAGAGAAAAGGCCGCGGCTGAACTCCAATTGAAACAGCAAGAGTTCCAAGTTGAGGCTCAGTTGAAAGCTGCCAAGATTGGAGCAGGTATTTCTGCGAATGTTGAGATACCTGGATGACGCCAGAACGCGCTGCCAACTTAATGCGAGACGATGAGTTTCGCGGTGAACTGAACAAGTTAAAGTCTATATATACTGAGGCTTTACTAAATACTCATGAGTCAGATATTGACAAAAGAGAAAGTTTTTATAGAATGATTCGTGCAATTGATGCCATCGTCAGTCATTTTGAGGCTATTGCAGCCACGACTGAGATGAAATCAAAGCGTTGGAAAATACTTTAGGGGTAATATGGACACCAATCCAAATGGAAGTGGCCCACTTGATGTAAACAGTGCAGCCAATGCGATTCTCGGAATGATGGCCGATGAAGGTGAAGAACCGACTCAAGAGCCGCAGGAAGAAACGCAAGAGGTGCAACAAGAGCAAGTCGAGGAAACACCGCGCTACCGGGTGAAAGCCGCAGGTGAGGAACGCGAAGTTACCATCGATGAACTCATTAAGTCGTATCAATTAGGCACTGACTACACTCAAAAGACCCAGGCGCTCGCAGAACAGCGTAAGGCTGTTGAGGCTGAAAAAGCCGCTGTCGAGCAGGCTAAACAACTCCGCGATCAGTATGCTCAACGTCTGGAACTGATTCAAAAAGTTCTAGCTGAGCAGAACAAACCGGAAAACATTGAAGCTCTGAAAGAAACCGATCCGATTGGCTATGCAGTAAAGATGGCCGAGCAGATGCAGCGGAAAGAGCAATTGGCAGCAGTACAGGCTGAACAGCAACGCCTCGCACATATGCGACAAGCCGAGCAGCAGCAAGCACTGCAAGCTCATCTAGCTCAAGAAGCGCAGAAGCTAAGTCAGTTTATCCCTGAGTTTTTGCAACCTGAAAAGGCCGATCAAGTCAGGGCAGACATTCGCAACTATGCCAAGCAGATAGGTTTTACCGATCAGGAGCTTGCAAACGTATATGACAGCCGTGCGGTTTTGGCTTTATGGAAGGCAGCGCAGTACGACAAACTTGTGAGCCAAGGGCCGAAGAAAGTAACTCAGGCACCTCCAGTTCTCAAGTCCGGCGCTGCAAAAACTGCCCAACCAGAAACCGAATCGTATAAGGCTGAACGCAACCGACTGCGGAAGTCTGGCAAAGCCAGAGATGCCGCAAGCCTTTTTGAAAAATTCTTGTGAGATAAATCATGCCCACCTTTACCGCCCATACGGCCATTGGCCAGCGTGAGGATCTGATCGACGTCATTTATGACATCAGCCCCACCGAAACCCCCATTCTTTCAACCCTTGCTCGCACCAAAGCAACCGCCGTGTTTCACGAGTGGCAGAGTGATAGCCTTGCTGCTGCTACCAGTGCAAACGCTGCTGTGGAAGGTGCAGACGCTGTTTCTGCGACCATTAGCCCGACCACCCGTCTAGGCAACTACTGCCAGATCGTGCAGAAGACGATTCAGGTCTCCGGCACCCTGGAAGCGGTAAACAAGGCTGGTCGTAAGTCGGAGAAGGCTTATCAGCTTTCTAAGGCTGCCAGCGAGCTTAAGCGCGACATGGAAACCATCCTTGCTGCCAACCAAGGCCGTGATGCTGGTTCATCGTCAAGTGCTCGTAAGCTGGGTGCGCTGCTGTCCTGGATCAAAACGAATACGTCTAAAGGTACGTCTGGCACTGATCCCACGACGATTGGTGTATCGACCCGCTCGGATGGTGCTACCCGCACTTTCACCGAGCAGTTGCTGAAAGACGAAATCGCTTCTGCGTTTGATTCTGGCGGCAATCCCACGATGTTGATCGTTAATAGCGGTCTGAAGCAGAAGGTCAGCACGTTTGCCGGTATAGCTGCTCAGCGTTATATGGCACCTGGTGATGGCCCCACGACCATCATTGGGGCGGCTGATGTCTATATGAGCGACTTCGGCCAACTTTCTACCGTACCTGACAGGTTCCTGCGTACTCGTGACGCATTCCTGATTGATCCTGAGTATGCGGCTGTTGCGTACCTGCGTCCGTTCCAGACTAATGATCTGGCTATGACGGGCGACAGCGAGAAGACTCAGATTCTTGCTGAGTTCACCCTCGAAATGCGTAATGAAGCCGCGCATGCTCTGGTGGCTGACCTAAACCCGGCGCTGTAAGCTAGGAAGGGGAGGGGGCAACCTCTCCCCTGTTTACATGAAACTATTCTCAGTCGAAGATGGCCGTTATACAGTCGCACATGAGACTGATAGCGGGGTGATTTTAGAAACAAGGCAGGATGTTTCTAAAATCATCGAAGCAAACAAGCGGCAGTTTAATGATTCAGACGGTAAGTTTGATGATGTTATTACCCATGTCGCACGTTTGCCTCTGACCGTTGTTGATGACTTAAACCGCAAAGGCATCATGCGTGGGTTTAAGGTAATCGATCAAACACGATTCAAAGCCTTTCTGAACCATCCTGATAACCGTTTTTTTAGAACGCATCCGGGGAAAATTTGAAAGTAGCAATCTGTGTCCCATGCCGGGATGAAGTAATGGCCGGGTTTTGCTTTGATCTTGCAAGACTTATCGGATATGAGACTCGTCGCGGTGTTAATGAGATACAGTTGTTGCAGATGCCTGGGACGTTGATTTTTACCCAGCGAGAAAAGCTGGCACAAGAAGCATTAGAGTGGGGTGCAGATCAACTGCTGTGGATTGACTCCGATCAGCGGTTCCCGTCTAACACATTAGAAGTATTGCAGGCCCGAAACTGTCCGATTGTTGGGGTGAATGCTACAACTCGAAGAGAGCCAATCCTGCCGACTGCGCTGAACCTTAAGATAGAAAAGCAGATGCTCAACGGTAATCCGACGGGTGAAGCGTTACAGGTGTGGCACAAGGTTGAAAGCAGAGGGAAAAAAGGCGTCGAACAAGTGACAGCGGTAGGGTTTGCGTGTACACTTGTAAATAGAGAAGTCTTTGAAAAGATACCTCGCCCGTGGTTTGATGTTATTTGGACTGACCACGGTAATGTGATTGGGGAAGACGTTACTTTCTGTGTCAGGTGCATGGAAAATGACATTCCCGTCTGGGTTGACCACGAACTGTCCATGCACATCGGGCATATTGGAGTCAAAACCTACGGCTGGGATGACGTAAAACATGGCTCTGACTACATACAGCGACCTAAAGACCAGCGTCGCAAACTATCTCGCAAGAAGTGACCTTACAAGTCAGATTCCTGACTTTATCCAGTTCGCTGAGATTCGACTGCGCCGTGAGCTACGCATCCGGCAGATGCTGCTGTCGACCACGCTAACTACGACTGGCGGCACATCAACGGTCAATCTGCCGAGCGACTTTCTTGAACTCAAGAACATCTATATCGATGGCGATCCTACGTGGACGCTGACCTATCTCACGCCATCTACTCTTGAGCGCAACGGTCGTACATACGAACAGAACAAACCTTCGTACTACACGATTCTGTCGAGTACGATTAAGTTTGGTGCCACGCCTGACACGACCTACTCTGTGCCTCTTCTGTATTACGCTGCGCCTGCGTTTCTGAGCGACGCCAATACGTCTAACGTCTTTCTTGCTAACTGCCCTGACCTTCTGTTGTATGGAAGTCTTGCAGAGGCCGAGCCGTATCTGATGAACGATGCTCGTCTTGCTACTTGGCAGGCCATGTACGACCGTGGTCTGTTGGGTCTGCGTGAGTCGGATGATCGTGGTGAGTTCAGTGCTTCTCCGCTAACGATGTCGGTGATTGCGCGATGAAGATTTTGTTTGATCAGTGGACGCCTGACAGACCTGGGATTGCTTCTAGTCTCTCAGAGGCTAAAAACGTCATTCCAACAAATGTCGGTTATTTGCCACTGGAAGAAGCAGAAGATATCAGTGCCGCAGCTAGTCAGAATCTGTATGTTTCTATACCGATCAAGTTCGCTGGCACGCAGTATCTATTTGCTGCTGGCGAGAGCAAAATATTTAAGTTCAACCCGACTAACATTGCGCTAGATGACGTATCTCGTGTCACAGCTTATACGGTAACTGATTTCTGGGATCATGCTCAATTCGGTGGCGTTCTTGTTATGTCTAATGGGAAAAACAAGCTACAGGGTTATACGTTAGGAACCTCTACGAATTTTGCAGACCTTAATGCTGCTGCGCCTGCTGCTAAATACGTGACGGTTGTGCGTGACTTTGTTGTTGCTGCGGGAACTACAGCAGATCCAAATAAAGTCTTTTGGTCAGATGTAAATGACGAGACTAATTGGACGCCTGGTACTGGTTCTCAGTCTGATAGCCAGTTCATTCCCGATGGTGGCGACATCATGGGGATTACAGGTGGCGAATTCGGCATTGTCTTGTTAGAGCGCAGCATCTACCGGATGACGTACATTGGTGCGCCTCTTTACTTCCAATTTGACAATATTACTCGTAGTCTTGGCTGCATGAGTCGCGGAAGCATTGTGCAGTCTGGTGGCTTCACGTACTTCTTGTCTGATGACGGGTTCTATGTGTGCGATGGTCAAACTGTCAAAGCAATCGGGAATGATCGTGTAGATAAATGGTTCTTTGATAACGTAGCTCCTACTGTTATTCAGAACATCTCTGCTGCAATCGATCCGGTTAACAAGGTTGTTATCTGGGGATTCAAGAATACATTTGACGAGACCTATCTACTAATCTACAACTGGGCAGCAGACAAATGGTCTTATGCTCAGACAACGGCTGATTATGTGTCTACATTGGCGACACAGCCTGTAACGGTAGAAGGTTTGGATATTTATTCTGCCTCGCTGGATGCGCTTCCTGCGTCGCTTGACTCGCGTTTGTGGGCTGGCGGTCAGATTGTTCTCGGTGGCGTAAGGGACGATAAGATTGTCACGTTCAGCGGAAATCCGTTGACCGCTGTTCTTACGACAGGTGATATAGAGCAACCTGTTAATACAATGTTGAGGCTTGCTAGACCACTTGTGGCGAATGGATCTGCAACGGTATCTGTTGCTAGTAGGTTCAGGTTAGATGGTGATTTGAACTACTCAACCACTATTGCAGCATCGAGTGAAAACAGAATCCCACTACGGTCAATCGGTCGGTATCACCGGGTTTCGCTGACGCCAACAGGTAACTGGACAAACGCAACTGGTGTAGAGGTTGAGATAGTCTCAGCAGGGGGCCGGTGATGTTTCGCAGACTACCTCAGCAGGGTGGTACACCTCGTGACGTTGCAGAGATCGTTAACCGGACTCTTGACGGTAAGATCAACTCTGTAGGCACTATTACGCTTGCTACAGGTGGTGCTACTACAACCACTCTGTATGACCCCAGAATCAGCGAGGACAGCATTATTCTGTTTGTGGCTGCCTCTGCTGCTGCCAACACGGATAACGTGCCTTACGGGGCTTTTCAAGACACCACAGACCAGTCTGCTGCGAGTACCACGGCGGCATATGCAATTACGCTGAACACAACTGACTACAGTAACGGTGTCAGTATTGTCAGCAATTCTCGGATCACGTTTGCAACGGGTGGTATCTATAACATTCAGTTCTCTATTCAGTTTGCTAACGATGACTCGCAGATTCAGGATGTTGATGTGTGGTTTCGTAAGAACGGCACTGACATTGCTGGGTCTAACTCGAAGTTCTCGGTTCCTAACAAGCATGGTTCTGTTAAAGGCCATTTGATTGCAGCGTTGAACTTTTACAACCAAGTTAATGCTGGTGACTACGTTGAAATAATGTGGTCGACTACTAACACTGCTGTAATTCTTGAACACCTTCCTACCCAGACAAGCCCGACTCGCCCATCGACTCCGAGTGTCATTGTCACTGCTAACAAGGTAGACGAGTCATCAACGTCTGACGTATACGCATCGAACCAGATACAAGGTCAATGCACTGTCAACCATTTTGCTAACTCAACCGCTAACAAAACCTACAAATATGTTGTCCTTGGCTAAAACATACGTACAACCTGAACAGCTTGCTTCTGTGTGGGAGTGGGTACGTCCTAAACTTGTTGAGATCTCTCAAGTATCTCCTGAGCCGTGGCTGCCTGAAGATGTTTATACAGAGTGCAAAGAGCGCCGTGCAGCGTTGTGGCTGGCTGTTGAAGAGGGTAAGCCTGTAGCGTTTGCTGTCATGCAGCCAGAGCGGACTGGGATGCACTTATGGGCTGGCTGGGCAGAGTGGAATCTGGACGGTGCTATGGAACTTGCCAAGCAGATTGCAAAAGAGTCCGGTGCTAAGAAACTAACCTTTTCATCATTACGTCCTGGCTGGGAGCAAGTAGCTCCTGAGCAGGGTTTCAAGCCCGTCAAGTGGGCAGCAGAGGTGTGACATGAGTGGCCCATCTTCATCTACCGTTACGACCGCGCCTGTTGCGTATACCCCTACGGGTGAAACGCAAAACATGTATCAACTTGGCATGCAACGTCTTGAAGAGTTGTATGACAAAGGTCAGCCTTCTGTATATACGGGCGCTAGGTATGTTGAGCCGAGTACGGAAACAAGTGCCGCTCTAACTGCTGCGTACAACAAGGCAATAGGAACTAATCAACTGCTAAATGATGCTGTAGCGCAGCAAACTAAAACCATTTCAGGCGATTATCTTGGAATGAATCCGTTTTTTTCTGGAGCATTTGCAGCAGCAAAAGCCCCGGTGGAAGAGGCTTTCCAAAAACAGATAGCTGATATTGTCTCTCAAGCATCACGTGCTGGGCGGTACGGTTCTGGTGCAGCTCAACAACTTCAAGAGCGTGCGGCTACTGGATTGGCACGAGAGCTGTCAAACATCGGTGGAACGCTTGCGTTTAGAGGTTACGAGTCTGAGCGTGCACGACAGGAAGCTGCGTCTGCTCTAGCACCTACTATGTCTCAAGCTGGGTATGCAGATATAGAAAAGGCTTTGCGCGTCGGCCAGATTAAAGAGGGTTACACGCAAGCTAAAAATATCGGTGAGATGCAGAAGTTCCAAGAAGGACAGATCGCTCCTTATACGCAGCTACAGACCTTCCTATCAGGTCTATCTGCTATCCCAACAGGTCAGACCGTATCTACTCAATACACATCAGACCCAACATTGCAGTCTCTCGGTGCTGCTCTAGCCGGTGGTGCTGTTCTAGGGTCTGATGGAAGTCTGAACATCCCTGCTGCTGTTGCGTCTGGTCTTTTGACGTATCTCGGTATTAAGAAGTAGGTGACATCATGGCCGTAAGAACTGGTAATGATTGGGCAACGTGGTCGTATCAAGATTTAATTGATACGCTTGGGACTGGTTTAGGTACTGTTTATGCGGCTGTGTATGGAAAACTGCCAGGACAAACTGAGCCAGTTCAAACATTCTCAGCAAGCCCAGAAATCAGGACGGAAGCCCCAGTCGGGCAAATGCCGTCAAACGCATATCAACAAGTTGAAGAGGCGATGGCACCAAACATTGCCGCTGTAAAAGAGTACATGAAGACAGAAGATTATCGTCTTCAGAACATGAGCGTTGCAGATGCAAAAGAAAACATCCGGCAAGAAATTGCTAATCAACAAAAATCACTAGCAGGTCAAGGTGTCAATTGGAACTCCGGAATTCCTGTTGATGACACTATTGACTACATGGCGGGTCAGCTTGCAAAGGCAGGCGTAAAAACTATTTACGACTTAGAGGTTCGCAAGGTTCCGGGGCCGGATCAAGTTATCGGCGGTGGCGGCGAAAGTGGCGAACAGATTTATGGCCCAGGCCCAGAGCAAAATGCGCTTATAAACAAGCGTACAGGGCAAGCGATACCGCCTGAATATGCTTTTGCACAAATGGGCGACACTGGTGGAACTTGGGGCGGTACATTTGCTGGGGAAGGCTCTACTAGGTTTAACGTCAACTTTGTAGATGGTGTCCCTGTTTTCACAGCGCAACAACAAGCTACTGTCAAAAGCGGTTTAGAAAAACTTGCTGGTGTTGCTGTACCAATTGGACTAGGTATTGCTCTTGGGCCTGCCGGTCTTGGGTTGTCTAGCGCTGCTGCTGGCGCGATAGCTGGTGGTGCTGGCGGTCTTCTAAAAAGCGGGGATATCGGAGACGCTCTCAAGGGCGCTGCGCTAGGTGCCGCCGGTGGTTTTGCAAAAGAAGCATTGCTTGGTGGTGAAGCACTAGCAGGAGATCCTACAAGAGCTGCGCTGTATAGTAATGCCGGGTATGGCGAAGGTCTTCTAAATATGGTTCCACCTCCTGTCATCAGTGAGCCTTTATTGGTTCCTGGTGACACTGCGCTAACAGGAACTCTTGCACAGCCTCCGCTTGCTGTTGAGAACATTGCTGGTCAGTTGACGCCAGAAGCACAGGCGCTCATGTTAAGCCCTACGCTACCTGTTACGCCTCTAGTTGTTGAAACTCCTGCTGGCGTGTTATCGCCTGACACAGCAAACATTATTAACACGACTGCTGTTGAAGGGTCGATGACTCCTGTTACTACTGGCGATCCTACAAAAGCGGCGCTGTATAGCAATGAAGGATATGGGCCTCTTTCAGACCTAACGGTTACTGGAGCGCCTATTACATCGTCTCCAATCACATCACTTGGCCCTGCTGCTACGCTTAAAGACGTTACTGACTATCTGACTGGCGGTGGATTTGCCGGATCTGTAACCGACGCATTGAAAGAGGCATTCAAAGCTGCAACAGGTAGCGGTCAACAGCAAGGTAGCGGTTCTAATTTTCTTGGGCCTATCATCGGTGGGCTGTTGTCACGAGCACCAACAGCAGCGCCCTCTGCCTCGGTCACGCCTGGTAGACCCGTAGACATCACTAGCCCCATTCAATCTCTACTCGCTCCTAAATTAGTACAACAGCGCCCTGTAACGCTGCTGTGAGGTGAATCATGGATATTGCATCTCTGTTGTTTCCGCAAGCACCCTCTTACGCAACTGGTCTACTGGGCGAAGAGGAGGCCGCTCGTCTACAGGGTCAGGCTAGGCAGGCAGGTTTGTTGAACCTCGGGCTAGGTCTGTTGGCTGCTGGTGGGCCTGCTGCTGTACGTCCTGGTTTGGGACAAGGGTTGATACAAGGTCTATCTGCTGGCCAGCAGGCATATCAGCAGGTGTACAACCAACGTCTGCAAGAGATGGAACTTGCGCGGAAGATTGCAGAGCAGCGTCGAATGGAACAGATGCGACAGCTATCCGGTTCGATCATCCAGCGCACTCCTGGTCAACCTGCACAGTTTGCAGAAGAATCTGACGGTAACGTGCAGATCGGTCAGATGCCTACCGCAGGTGGGTTGCAGCTTGATCCGCAGCGTCTTATGGCGCTTGCTGCGTTGTCTGACAACCCGCTGGCTGCGCTTAAAGCCGTGCCTGAGATTGTGCAGGGTATGAGGCAGGTTGGTTTAACTGCTGGTGGCATGGCTCAAGACAACCCGTTTGAGATATTCACTGCTGACAACACGTTGCCACAATCGTTGCGGTCTATTGCCCAGCGATATGCACAAAGCTATGCGACTGGTCAACTTCCTCCAGACAAGGTTGATGAGCGTATTCGACAGTTGGGCGAGTCTGCCCAGCGTGCATCTACGTCTGCTGAAAGCATAAAGCTGCGTGAACAACAAATGCAGCAATCGCTTGACCTTGCCAAGAGCCAACAAGAACTAACCGCAACGCTTGCCAAGTCACAGCAGGACATCTCTCAACAAATGGTTGACTTGCGTCGTGAGCAGTTTACTACCCAGCAACAAGCGTTGCAGGAAAAGCGGCAAGAGGAAGTTACTAAACGAGAAGACGCCAAAGATCAACTCGGAACAACTCTGCGGCAGTTGAAGCGCAACTATGACACTTTGCTGAAAGAAGGTGGGATTGTTAGCACTGAGGCTTCTGCGACAGAAAACGTAGGAGCAAGGGCGTCTGCTTCCGGCGCTGGGCGTGCGGTTGGCGCAGCGGTTGGAACTAAGACGGAGCAACAGCGCCAGACAATTGAGCAGACTCGTCCGCTTTTGTTGAACCTCATCAAGAACGCTACTGGGATGAGTGCCCAGCAGATGAACTCAAACGCTGAGATGCAGATGTATCTCAGGGCTGCTACAGATCCGAGTTTAAGTTACGAAGCTAACCTAGACGCAATGGCTAATCTTGATAGACTATTTGGAACGGGTGAAATTGCAAAAGAGATTGATAAGCAACTTCAATCTACTCGCGCACGAACCGGAAGGAGTCAGTGGTAATCATGGCTGATATTACTGTTACCTTTGGCGACGGTTCTACGCATGTTTATGAGAACGTGCCGAATAACGTCACCCGTGAACAAGTTTTACAACGTGCTGGTCAAGATTTCAAAAAAGAAATCCGCGACGTTAGCCGGGTGTCTTACGGTGAAATGGGGCCGATGGAAGTCGCTGAACGAGGCGTTGCATCGTTCCCTGGTTCTGTAGGTCGCATGGTTGGCGATATTGCCTCTGCCATTGCAAGCCCGATTCAAACCGGCAAAGCTGTGTTAGATGTTGCCGCTGGAACCTTGCAAAACATCCTTCCAGAAAGACTTGTTCAAGCGATAGGCGAAGACCCTGCTTCCCGTCAAGCTGCTAGTCAAGTCGCTGATATGTATCGCCAGCGGTACGGATCGACTGAAGCTGTCAAGAAATTGATTGCTACCGATCCTGCTGCGTTTATGGCAGATGTGTCTACCGTGTTGACGGGTGGCTCAATGGCCACTGCAAGGCTTCCTGCGGCCTCTCAGGCGCTTTCTCGTGCTGCAAGCTATGTAGACCCTCTCGCGCTTACTGCACGCGCTGGAACGGCTGCTGTGCAAGGCGTAGGGGCGGTTGCTCCTAGCATGTTGGGAGCTACTACTGGAGCAGGCAAAGAGGCTATCAGTCAGGCGTATCAAGCTGGTCGTGAGGGTGGCGCTAGAGGTGCTCAGTTTGTTGAGAACTTGCGTGGACAAGCCCCGATGACAGATGTGCTTGAGGCTGCAAAACAGAATCTTGAACAGTTGCGTGTTGATCGCGGTAATGTCTATCGTGCCAACATGCAAAACATCAGGGGTGATAAAACTGTCCTGACGTTCAACGGGATTGATAACGCTTTGCAACAAGCTGAAAGCAAAGTTACCTATAAGGGACAGGTCAAGAACGAAGAGGCAGCATCTAAGCTGTCAGAAGTCAATCAAGCCATTCAGGACTGGAAAAACCTCAACCCGACTGACTTCCATACTCCAGAGGGCATGGACGCACTGAAACAGAAGGTCGGACAAGTGCTTGAGACGGTAAAGCCTAATACCCAGGCTGAAATGGTTGTCAAAGGTGTCTACAACTCGATTAAGAACGAGATCAACAAGCAGGCGCCGACGTACGCTAAGACGATGCAGGCTTACAGCGAGGCTACAGATCAGATTCGTGAGATCGAGCGTGCGCTGTCTCTTGGTAACAAAGCCTCTGCTGATACGGCCATGCGTAAGCTGCAATCGTTGATGAGAAACAATGCTAATACGAACTACGGCCAGCGTCTCCAACTTGCTCAACAATTAGAGCAGCAGGGTGGGCAACAGATGATGCCAGCTCTTGCAGGTCAAGCTCTTAGCGAATTAGCTCCTAGAGGAATCCAAAGGGCTACAGCGCCTCTTGGTGGTATCGGATTGTATTCGGTAGGTGGTATGCCTGCTGCGGCTGCTGGGGCTGCAATGTCATCACCTCGTGTAGTTGGTGAGGCTGCGTATGGAACCGGACAGGTTGCCAGGGGTCTTTTAGGTGCAAGACAAGCCGCTTCTGACATCAACTATCAAGCATTGTTGAATATGCTCTATCAAGCTGAGCAGATGAAGGAATAATCATGTCAAAGACCAAAATCAGTGAATTTTCCACTACCCCAGGCAACAATACCGATATCAACGGTATCAATATCGCTGAGGGTTGTGCGCCTAGTGGTATCAACAATGCCATTCGGGAGTTGATGAGTGACCTGAAAGAATGGCAATCCGGTGCAATGGATGTGTATGTTGTTCCACAAGGCACTGCTGCTGCGCCTGGTATTCAACTGTATGGTGATCTTGATACAGGTCTATACGGATACGCTGCTAATCAGTTGGGTGTTGCTGTAGGTGGTGCGTCTGCTGGTTATTTCTCGTCTGCTGGATGGAACGGTAACATTACTGGCGACATCAACGCAACCACGATTGACACGACAAATTTAGAAGTAACCAATATCAAAGCGAAGGATGGTACTACCTCGATATCGCTTGCTGACTCTACTGGTATTGCGACGTTTAGCAAAGCAACTGTTATTGAGACAACCGATAACATTAATGCTGCCCTACGAATCACCCAGCTTGGTACAGGCAATGCGCTGCTTGTTGAAGATGCTACAAACCCTGATACAACACCGACTGTTATCGATCAGTTTGGAAACGTAATTTTAGGAAAGCCAGCGCGAACAACTTCAGTAACGAGCAAAATCGAAATTCATGGAACTGCTAGTGAATTATCTGGGTTGTGGCCTTCACTTGGATTTTACAATTGGTCTGCAACAGCCAGTCTTTCATCTACACTGACGTTTAGACATTACCCGTCTGGAACCGTTGGTACATTAGCTGCAAACACATTGGGAGATGTTCTAGGTCGTGTTGTGTTTTTGTCTTACGACGGTTTTAATGCGTTTAGCGCATCAATTATAGGTGTATCTGGTGCTGGCGGCACGGCACCGTCTATTACGTATGAGGCGTCTGGTGGTCATAACTTTACCAATGGCCCGATTGATGTTGAAAACCTAGAGGTTACAAACATCAAGGCTAGAGACGGTACTGCTGCTGCATCTATCGCTAACAGCACTGGTGCAATAACTGTTACCAAAGACCTTACGGCAAACGGAGTGACGCTTGGCAAGGGTCTTGGATCTGTCCTGACGAATACCGCTCTGGGTAGAAGTGCCCTCGCTGCTAACACGGTCGGTGATCTGAATACAGCAGTCGGCAATCTCAGCTTGACTAGCAACACTGGTGGAACTGGGAATACTGCTGTAGGTCATGTATCAATGACTAGTCACCAAGGTGGTTCGTTGAACACCGCTGTAGGTGCTGGCTCACTGACTGCAAACCTGAACGGCAACAACAATACTGCAATTGGTCAGAGTGCGCTTGGAACGGCTACAGGCAGCAACAATACGGCTGTTGGTAGTGCTGCCGGTTCGTTAATTACAAACGGCAACAAGAACACGATTATCGGCAATTACGACGGTAATCAAGGCGGTCTGGATATCCGTACTGCAAGTAACTACATCGTTCTTTCTGACGGTGATGGCAATCCACGAGCTTATTGGAACGGTGCTAATGCTACGTTTGGCGGTACGCTGACTGCAACGACAATCACCGGCACTCAGGTCAACAGCGACAATCTCCGTCTGGATGGCAACACGCTGTCATCTACAGATACCAATGGCAACATTGTTGTTGCGCCTAACGGCACTGGTATTACCACGTTTAGTAACTATCTAAAAACCGGAAATCTTGAGGTTGGCCAGGCTGCACTAGGTACAAACTTAATTAAAGCCACAAATACAAACGGTGGCATTTATTTGCAAACAAATGGAACTGGACTGATCTTCGCAGACGCTGCAAGCATTATTGCTGGCAATGCAAGCGCAACAACCAAGATTACAACTAACGGTGCCAGCGATCTTGTACTTGATACGAATGATGGTTCTAACTCCGGCAGTATTACGATTGAAGACGGTGTTAACGGCAACATCATCATTGCCCCTAATGGTACGGGACAGGTACAGATCACGAACGCTGCATTGGATCTGACCACGATTGAAGTCAGCAATATCAACGCCAAAGATGGCACTGCCGCCATCACGATTGCGGATTCGACTGGTGCAGTCACTGTTGCTACTGCCTTTGCTGCTAATGGCGGGGCAACACTTGGTGATGCGTCTGGTGATGCCCTGACAATCAACTCCAGCGCGGTTAGTACGCCTAATGGCCTGAACTTTGATAGCAACACATTTGTTATTGATGCTGCGAATAATCGGGTTGGTATTGGGGCGATTTCGCCCATCGCAAAACTAAATACCTACGAGGTAAACGGTGGTGGAGAAGCAGCCACTATATTCCAAAACTTCAGCACAACCACTAATACAACCGTTGCACTGTATCTAAGCCCGACAAACGGCACCCTTACTTTGGGAAGTATTCGCGCTGGTTTTATCAAGGCTATCAACGTCGGCGGCGGCGTAACTGCGTTGACTTTCGGAACCAATTCCAGCGGGGCCGATCCAACAGAAAAGATGCGCATCGACGGTTCCGGCAACGTCGGTATTGGTACGAATGCGCCCAATACAAATGTTGAAATCAGCACAACAGTTGACCCGATCCTGCGGTTAAATAACTCAACAAATACCGTAACAACCGGCGCTGATATTGGCGAAATTCAGTTCTACACCAATGACGCATCTGTCAACGGCACGGGTGTAAAAGCCTTTGTGAAAACTGTTGCTCAAGCATTTGGATCAGCGCAGGGTGGCGCTGACTTAGTGTTTGGAACTGCGGCTTATGCTGTTGGTGATGCGTCTGAAAAAATGCGTATCGACAAAGATGGCAACGTCGGTATTGGTACGAATTTACCGGGGTACAAGCTGGATGTGGCTGGAAGTGCTCGCCTTCAACCCTCTAGCGGTTACAACTTCTTTTTCCAAACAAGCGGCACAGCGGCTCGTATCAACTACTTGAACGATGCGTTCTCTGCCAACATTTCTGCTTCGTACCGAGCAACTGACTTTGTATGGCAAAAAAGCGATGGCAATGAAGTAGTAAAAATCGACTCCTCCGGCAACGTCGGTATTGGAGCAACTAGTCCTTTAACAAAACTGGAAATTGCTGGTTCAAATAACAACACTTGGAGTGTTACCGCATCTATTACTGGCACAACGATGGATGTAACAGCGGTGTCCTCTGGGACTCTTGCTGTTGGTGATTTAGTTGCTGGTTTAACTGTTCAACCCTATACGCGCATTACTGCGTTGGGCACCGGCACGGGTGGTACGGGTACATACACTGTAAGCGTTTCGCAAACGTCAGTTTCTGACACCAAGGTAGGTGGTGCAACTTACGGAAATACTCTGCTTAGGATTACTGATACCGATACGGGGCAATTAGCAGGTCAACCAACAGGCGGTTTACAGTTTTTTACTTCTGACGCATCTTCTCCAACCGCCGGTGTTGGGGCTTATGTTGCTTCAATAGCAGAATCAAGTACACCAGATACAGCACTTGTGTTTGGTACACGGGACAACGGTGGTGGCGGCGTTGATGCAAATGAACGCCTCCGCATCGACTCCACCGGCGCTCTCATCGCCAAACCCGCTGCTGGCACTGGTGCTGTTTTTAACGAAGATGGTGTAGACGCTGACTTCCGTGTCGAGTCTGACACTAACACTCATGCGTTGTTTGTGGATGCGGGGAACGACCAGGTTGGTATTGGGACAAGTTCGCCTGTTAGTGTTTTGGATGTAGCTGGTACAACGCCTGTCCTGACGATTAAAGACACTCAGAGTAAAACATGGACAGCTAACGACACTGTTGGTGATTTAGATTTTTACTCATCAGACCCAAGTGGAATTGGGCCGCACACTGTTGCAAGAGTCCGCAGCTTGGCAGATAACAACGCAACAACAGTCGCAGGTGCTTTGTCGTTTTGGACTTCTGCCGCAAACTCAGCGGCAACTGAAAAAGTGCGTATCACTAGCGCAGGCAACGTCAGTATCGGCGACACAGCAAACCGCGCCACGACGGTTGGCACGGCTGCGCTCAACATCTTTAACGGCACTGCTCCTGTCGGCACCCTCGCCAACGGCATATCGATTTACTCTGCTGCTGGTGAAGCCTACGTTATGGACGCAGCGGGTAACGCCACGTTGTTCTCACCGCACGACAAAGAGACAAATGAATGGATCTTCAAATCCAAACACACGCCAACGGGCAAAGTGCTAAAGATTGATGTTGAAAAGTTGCTTCGGTTTGTCAACAACCATTTTGGTCTTGACGCAATTCAAGAGTTCATTGAGGAATAAACCATGATTACTTGGACTATCCAAAACATGACCCGTGTGCTTAGTGATGGGTTTGTTATCAACGTGGCGTGGTCTTGCACCGCTCAACAGGACTCAGCCTCTGCCTTCTACGGTGGTACGACTACCTACGTTAACAACCCGGATGAGCCTGGATTCATCCCCTACGAGAACCTGACCGAAGAAATCGTGCTGGGCTGGGTGTATGACGCGCTGGGCGATCAGAAGGCCGAGATAGAAGCCAATCTAACGGCTAAGGTCGAAAAGCAACTGAATCCTGTAACCGCTAATGGAATGCCTTGGAGTGCATGATGGAACTGGAAGCCCGTTTTTCTGCTCACGAAGAAGTTTGCGCTGTTCGATATGAGGGAATCAACGCCAGGCTTAAGAGACTTGAGACTATCCTGCTAGGGTCTGCTGGCGCTATCATCCTGCTATTGCTGGGGCTTGTTCTGAAGGTGTGAAATGATAGAAGTAGCCGTAGCTCTTGCCACTGCCGAGGCTGCGGTTGAGGGCATCAAAAAAGCCATTAGTATCGGCAAACAGGCTCAAGACTGTCTTGGTGACTTTTTACAGCTTTTCGAGGCGCGTGATGCCGTTCAAAAGGCTAGTAACGAAGAGCGTGCCAAACTAAAACCAGAAGATCAGCGGTCGGCAATGTCAGAAGCGATGGAGTCTGTTATTGCTGCTCGCAAGATACGAGATATGGAGCGAGAACTACAACAATACCTTGTGTGGTCTGGGCAGGGTGATGTGTGGGATGAGATCATTGCAGAACACACAGCAATCGTGCAAAAGCGCAAGGCTGCTGAACTTGCTGCCAAGCGTGAGGCTGAAAGGTTGGAAAAGCAGAAGCGAGAACGTGCATTGATTGCTACGGTGATCGGCACTGGTGGGATCATTCTTTACCATCTGGTCAACTACATCATCGAGGCATGGCCGAATGGACAGTAAACCCGAAAATGATGAAGATGAAAGCGTGCAGGATGCTGGAGCATTAGCAGTCATCCTTGCAATCTGTATGGCTGTCATTGTGTGGATGCTGTATCTCCTGGGGCAATAACATGAAAGACTTAACCGCAGAACAGATAGAGGTCAGGGTCTGGGCGATCATTGCTCTATCGCTCACGTTTATTCTTGTGATCTCTGTCGTGTCGATTATTCTTGGGGTTCTATTTGTAGAACACGATATGGAGAACATCAGCCCTATCGATGACAAATTTCTATCGATTTTGAAAGATGTAATGATGTTGTCTATCGGTGCCGTCGGCGGTATTGCTGGTCGCCAGGGTGCTAAAGCTGCGGCAACATTTCTAAGGAACATTTCTAAGGAGTAAGGACGATGATTCCACTCGGGCCTCTGCTTGAAGTTGGTAGCAAGATCCTTGACCGTGTGTTGCCTGACCAAGCAGCAGCAGACAAGGCTAAGGCTGAGCTTGCAAAACTCCACCAGGACGGTGAGTTAGCCAAGATTGCCAACGAAACTAAGCTCTTTGAGATTGAGCAAAACAACCTCACAGAGCGATTAAAAGCAGACATGGGTAGTGACTCATGGCTGTCAAAAAATATACGCCCTATGACGCTTATATTCATTCTGGCAGGCTATTTCACGTTTGCCATGATGTCTGCGTTTGGCAAGGATACAAACCAGAACTATGTTGAGCTATTGGGTCAGTGGGGCATGCTCATTATGTCGTTTTACTTTGGTGGCCGGACTCTTGAGAAGATCATTGACATGAGGAAGCGATGAATAAGAACTGGGACTTTGCTTTCAAGCAGATGATTGCTCACGAGGGCGGTTTCACTGATGACGAGCGCGATCCTGGTAATCAACTACCAGACGGTCGTAAGGGTTGTACGAATCTCGGTGTCACACAGAAAGCCTGGGAGGGTTATATCGGCAGACAAGTGACTCATGACGAGATGAAAGCACTCACGCCTGATCTTGTGAACGGGTTCTATAAGAGACGCTACTGGGACGCTGTTAAGGCAGACGATCTACCTGCCGGTGTTGACTACATCGTGTTTGATACGTGTGTTAACAGTGGGCCTGGCAGGGCTGCAAAGCTCCTACAAGAGGCTGTCGGTGCCAACCCTGATGGTGCTATAGGTCGCATGACTTTGCAGGCTGTAGAGGCTCAACCTGTAGACGAGTTGATAAAAGACCTGTGTGCGCGTCGTTTAGGTTATATGAAGTCTCTCCCAACCTGGGAGACGTATGGCCGAGGCTGGGAGAGGCGTGTTATTGAGAGCGAGAAACTTGCTCTTAAAATTGCAGATCATCCCTCGGGCGAGGTTCCATCAAACTAGCCCAACCATCCCAGTTGACCGGGATCGTGTCGATCTTCAGTGCCAGCTTGCCGGACTTGGTTTCCATTACCGTACCGATCTTTGCCCACCGGGTTTTTTCTTGACCGTCTTTCTGGTACGTGCCGATTGCTGCTGAGAGTTCGTACTTAACCATCACTGCTCCAGTTTGTTGATTGCTGTTTGTACGTCTACTAAGAATGCTTTGACCTTTGTTTCGAGTGCGTCTATCTCCTTCTGATCTGGTTCAAATCTAACTACAAACAACTGTAGCTTTTCTGGCAGGCGTGGGTCGAACGATACAAAGTCCACCCACTTCCGTCCTGTGCAAGCGAGCTGTGCCAGCATCTGCGGTTTGTGCTTTGCAGGCACTACTCCATCGAGCCTCCAGTCTAGGTGCGTCGAGGTGTTGGGGCATTTGATCTCAATCAGCCCGTCACCTGTAAGCCCGTCTGGTGAAGCCCCAAACCACTCGATTGTCGGGTGCTTGATAAACCCGACTTCTTCCACCCAGTCATGTGTTGTTTGATACGC